CTAGATCTTATTAGGATCTTCGCCAGGCTGTTTTTTTACTCGGTTTTTTGCTTTGGGGTGAACAAGAGGCTGCGATGCTATCCACTCCATAATGGCACGTTCGGAAAATCGAGGATGTCCGTTGCTAACATTTATTGGAAGAGGAAACGTTGGATTTTTCCTGAATTTGGCATGAAAACTACTCTCTCGGTGCCCCAGTATTGCCATGACTTCCTCATTGCTAAGTAGTCTGTCGTGGGGGATTGGTTGCTGGGTGCCTATGGCGTTTGGTGAATCTGAGTCGCTGGAGGTTGTTTGTGAGGCAGTGGGGGAAAGTTGATGCGCGCAGTCTTGTGCATTGAATGAAGGATTTGACGAGGGAACCGATTTTTGAATATCTTTCTGTTGCTGAAGTGGTATGGCGTTTGGCAAATTTGAAAATCGATGATCAATATCCCCCCATGAGCCACACCCATCGATCAAAGAGGCAATTATTCTTCTGTGAAGGCTCGGCTCGCTCGCAATTTTCTCATTTTCTTTTGAGATTGATGATTTCTCTTGTCTTAAATATTTCCAATTTGCATCATACTTAGGAACTGAGTGCGTCGGTCGCATTAAAGTGGCAATCCACGGATTGTTGGGGCCATTCAGTTCAAGTTGGCGACGAACTTCCTCCGATGTGAGAAAAACATCGTCAGCTGCAAGTGATGATTGGCGAACTCCGTAGGAGTCAAAAGCAAGTATTTTTCCGTTGAAAAGATTTGACTCGAATATTTCTGCGGCGTTTACTACTTCCAGCCGCCATAAATTCTCCTCGTAGCAGACGGTTCGCTCTTCAAGTGGGCAGGGAATCCAGCGACGGCCTTGAATTACGGCCACTTCAGGATAAATTTGAAAAAAAACTCTGAAAAAATCGAAAACTTGTTTCACCGGCAAAGGATAGACCAAAGGCGGTAAACGCGGAAGAAGACGCTGCATGCCTTCCAGCATTTTCGGATCTTCAACGATGGGCATTAGGATTGGATGTCCATTTTGAAAGCGTACAGCGAAGTAGTGCGATATGTATTCTATTCCTCGGCCTTCCGATCGTGGTTTGAATTGCTGGTGTGCTAGCAAGTGAACAAAGTCCAGCCAATGAACTTTATCCTCTTTTAAAAGAATTGCAGGGAATATACGCATCGCTTACCTTGGAGTACAGAATGTGGCCCATTCTTCCATCATCATCCGCCGTTTCTCAATTGCATCACCTCTACGATATGCTGCTTCAACCTTGTTGTCGAGCGTATGAGCGAGCGCTTGTTCCGCCAACTCTCTCGGGAAGCTCGTCATCTCGCCTGCCCAATCGCGAAAGGTCGAGCGAAAACCATGCGGAACTGCATTCACCCTCATCCGCTTAAGAACGGCAAGCAAGCTCATGTCGGACAGGGGTTGACCTTTCGTGCCAGGAAACAAAAGTGCTTCGGGATGGGATGTCTCGTTCTCGTGAAGTAACTTAACGGCGGAATCACTTAATGGCACGCGATGTTCTTGGCTCGCCTTCATTCGCTCAGCGGGGATTGTCCAGATACGAGATTTCAGGTCAATTTCCTTCCATCTAGAACCACGAACTTCGCCGCTTCGAACCGCTGTAAGAATACAGAACTCAAGTGCTCTGGCGCTCACCCCTTCGCGCAGCGCAAGCGCGCTCATAAACGCTTTCACGTCACTGATCGGTAGTGCAGGATGGTGGACCACCTTCTTCACCTTTGTGGGAGCTGGGAGCAGCTTGTCAAAGTGCCCTTTCCAGCGAGCCGGATTCAGTCCACTTCGAAGGTTGTGGACCGTTGCCCAGTCAAGAATTTTTTCAATGCGGCCGCGAAGGCGAGAGGCAGTCTCTGTCTTTGTTCTCCAAATCGGCTCCAGCACCTGAAGTAGGTGATGATGGGAGACATCTTTTACATGTAGCGATCCGATCAGCGGAAATGCGTAAGTTTTTAGCGTGCTCTGCCATTGGGCGCGGTGTTTGTTGTTTTTCCAGATGTCGCCGTGCGCAGCCAAGTACTGAATGGAAGCTTCCTCAAACGTTGTAAATTGTGCTTGTTCTCTACGCAACTGCGCTGCTGTTTCCCGTCTTTTATCAATGGGATCGACTCCGGCTTCAACCTGTTCCTTAGCTCGCCGAGCTTTCTCTCGCGCTTGAGCGAGCGTTACCGAGGGAAATCCCCCCAATCCTAGATGTCTGCGTTTAGAGCCCACCATTGTTCGCAAAATCCACGACTTACCTTCACCGTCGTTGACGCACAGATACAAACCTGGTACGCCGCCCACAGGATGACTTCCAGGCTCACTGAGACGGCTGACCTCCAGCGCACTAAGTTCTTTCGCTTTTTTGGGCATCAATCCACTCCTACCAAAAATCCTACCATAAAGAGTTGGATTGGAACGGATGTTTGCGGACAGGAGGGGAGCAGTCTTCCTCGTCTCCATAGGGACACGAGGGTCCACGGACTAATTTGTGGACTGTTTTGGACGCTTTCGAAGGCTGTGAGGCGGACTCCGTTTCCGCCAACCATCAGGAAGAGCCGCCAAGAGTTGATTAAAACTCTCGGCGGCTTTTTTTTCGTCCGCGTTCTCAGACGTGGACAAGTCTTCTGCCATTGCGGCCATGAAGGCGTGCGCAGGGTCTTCACCCAGCACAGCGCGCAGCTTGCCCCGAACACGCCAGTTCGCGGGGCGCGTCCCTTGTTTCATTTGAATTAGCGTAGGGCTGGTTGTGTCCAATAGGACGGCCAGCTTGTTTTGGCTGCCTGCAACTTTCGATGCGGCTTCGATTAGTTCCGCTACGTCACAGGTGCTTGCATTTTGCAAGTGGTTCATGTAGGCTCCGGGGTGTTTGCGTTTTGCAAGTAGTTGCGAATCGCTAATTCTCACACATCGGAGCCGCCATGTCCCTATCTGCCCAAGTTCGCACGTCCCCTGCCCATCAGCGCCCTGGCGATAGCTTGGCGGCTCCCGCTGGGGCCGGGCAGGGGGTGTGCACTGTTCCTGGCGGCGAAAAGCGCCGGGGCCGTCCTGCAGTGCATGTAGACGCAGCCGCCCGCAAAGCCGCCTACCGTGCCGACCGCGCCCGCCTGGACTACACCGATACCCCGCAGATCATCGCCAAGCTGAAAGAGACGGCTGAGCAGCTCGACTGCAGCGTGAACGAACTCCTGCAGTCCATGGTTCGTTTCGCTGAGACAAACCGCAATTGGAAGCAAGTCGGTCTGTACGGCGCCCGTCGCCATGGGGCGCTGCAATGAGTCCTGAAGAAAAGCGAGACCTGCAGTACCGGGCACGCCGCGCCATTTCGGCCCCGGTCCCGAAATCCATCCTGAGCGGCTCTGCCTCGGGCTGCGCTGAGTACAAGAAGGTTGCCGCATTGGTCGGCGCCTTCGTGCGCACCGGCGCCCAGATCGAGCGCGCTCGCCTCCATATCTCGCGGCTGGAAGGCATGCAAGGGGTAGGCCAATGATCCGCCCCGTTCTCGCCACCATGGGCGAAGCCCGCTCCCTGTTCCTGGAAACAACCCGGGGACCCGCTTGCAGCCCTTGTGGCTGCCCTGCGGGGCTGGGGTATGGGGTGCATAGCCCCATGTCGGCGGTGGTGCCTCTCGTACCCGTTGAAGCGATGCAGTGCCGTTGTGATGCGGCTGCAGGCGCCCAGCGCCCGGCAGAAGGGGCCCCGCTCCGCGGGGAAGTGGACGGGCGCGAAGCGCTCTCGCGAGCCCACCCCGATGGTAATCACGGGGATAACGTATTGGAGGGCGCAGCATGACCAGACCAGCAGCGTCCAGGCTGGACAAGCACAGTGGAAATTGTTCCCTGGTGCTCGATGGCAATGAGGTCAAGTTCCGGCTCCAGGCCGAACGCATCGAGACACGCTCGATGGTTCACGTAGATTGGGTGCGCTTCACCTGCCTGCTGCGCAACGCTCCAGCGCCGTCGATTGACGATCTGTTCCCGGTCCCCGGAAACACACGCGTGCGATGGGCTCCAAGCGTCTGGGATGACAGGTGGATGGAGCTTCGCAAAGTGATGCTCGGCATGTCCGATCCCGACTACTCCGCAAGCGTCCAGGCAAAGGATCTGGCGGTGCGAATTGCCGAAGCCCTTGGCGCTGATTTCGAGGTCTTCCCCGAGGTTCGCAAGGGTCATGACTTCTACCGTCATCGCTGGTCCATCGTGCGCAACGATGTAGAGGTTGCATGGGTCGGCTACCTCGCCAGCGGTGATAGCCCACGGCAAGCGGCACAGGCCAAAACGGTCCACGCCAACATTTACGGCAGTGCAACCACCTTCGCAGAAACCGGATGGAACGACCGCATTGCGGACGTGTGTGAAGACGTCAACGGCTGGCTAACCCGCGTGGATCTGGCCCTTGATTTCTTCGATGGTCTGAGCGGCGGAATGGAGCGCGTCAAGTCCGATTACCTCGCCGGTCTGTGCGACTCAGGCGGCAAGCGTCTCAACTGCAACATGGTCGGCGACTGGGCCAACGGAAAGGGTCGTTCCTTCTACATCGGCAGCAAGGAAGCGGGCAAGCAAACCAACCTGTACGAGAAGGGCTATCAGCTCTTCGGAGAGAAGGACGCCAGCCCCTGGCTACGTGCAGAGCTGCGCTACGGCAACAAGCTCCGCGTCCTCGAAACGGCCATGCTGCGCCGTCCTCAGGACTTCTTTGCCGGTGCCAGCGACTGGCATGCAACGTTGCTTCGTGAGCATGAATTGCAGTTGCCAGCCATCCCCGAAAAGGTCCCGACTACGCCCGCTCTCGCCATCCAAACCATCGAGGCGGAAGTGACGCGCAACGTGCGCTGGCTGCTCGATGTAGCGGCTCCAAGCCTCGCCTTGGCTTTCCAGTATTTGGACCAAGAAGAGTTCCTTGAACTGGTGTCCCACAAGAAAGAGCCGGGGCGTCTGCAGCGTTTTTCCAAGCGCGAAATTGAGCGTGCATACAGCCACGCAAACACAAGAGTTTCCAAGGGTGCGGACGTTGGCCACGTCTTCGCATAGCCCTCAACCTAGGCCATAGGAAAACCAAATGAACTTCAACGCACAAGTCGTGGTGCACGGCGTCAAGGAAAGCAAAGGCACGTATGAAGGCCGGGACTTCTCCAGCACCACATTTCATTGCGAAGTGGACGTGAAAGAAAACGGTGCGGGACGCAGCATTGGCCGCGTTACCCGCCCCTTCAAGCTCGGCGATGCAGCAGAGTTTGAGAAGTGGCAGCACCTGGGCTCCAGCCTGCCAGTGAAGGCCGATGCCGTCTTTGAGATGGTCGCTGGCGGACAGGACGGCACGGCCCTGAAATTGGTCTCCATCCGCCCTGTCGAACAGGCCAAGAAAGCCGCGTAAGTGCGCCTGCTCGTCCAGTCCCTGACAACTGGCAAGTTCCTGGCTCCATCGCTCGATGGCGACGAACCCGAATGGGTTGTATCGCTGGGTGAAGCCGGGGGCGGCGTGGTGTTTGACATCGATAGCGCACAGCAGCTTGTCGAGGATTGGTGCGAGCCTGGACAGCGCCTGCAGATCGTCGATGTGGACCGCCTCGGCACTGCAGATGACTACCCGGTGTGACCCCTGCAAAACCGCAAACGCAATTTCGTTCCCGGAGACAAAACATGCTCGCAGCCCTCAGTACCCCGACCTTGATGCTCGCTGCCGTGCTCGCGTTCGGCGCTGCATTGCTTGCCGCAATCAAAGGGGGCAAGCCATGAGCCATGCCACCGATCTTGAATGCCCCCTCTGCGGCGCCTGCGTCCCCTACGACGAGGCCCAAGTAGTCGAGGACGACGAAACAAAAACCGGTTGCCCTGAGTGCGGCGAAGCCTCTCCAACCGACGACTGGTTTGCTTGAGCCATGGCCCTCTGCATCGCAATTGATGGGATCACTGCGGCCGGTCGTCCTGCTGCTTCCACCACGCACGGCTATGCCCAGCTGCCTTGGTCTCTTGCCGAAGCCTCCATGGTCGATGGCGAATACGTCTGCACCAGCGGCACGCATCTGCTCATGTCCGTCGCCGAAGTCAACGCAAAACCCGCGCTGGATCTGCAGGCCCTCGGCATCACCCCTGAAACGATTTTGATCGTCGCCAGCATGGGCGCTGCCCTGGTTCTCGGCTCTTATTTTTCCGGCTGGGGCGTAGGCCTCGCAAAGGACCTCATCAAAAAAATCTGAGTCGCCAGCGTCAAGCCTGCAAGGGCTTCGCGGTGTCGATTCCTCGCCACCAAAACCATCAACCTCTAAGGAGAGATTTCATGTTCAAGACTGCTTTCGACAAGGCCCGTACCCTGGCCGTCCTCGCAACTGCTGGCCTCGTCGCCGCATCCGCCCACGCCGCCCCTGGCGACAACCCTCTGCTGGACGCGCTGGACGCCATCAGCATCACCGGGATCGCTGCCGCTGTCGGCGTGATCGGCCTCGCCATCGTCGGCATCGCCCTGGCCTTCAAGGGTCCGGATCTGGGCAAGCGCGTCATCCGCAAGATCTAAGTATCTGCCATGGCCATCGGCGCTCAACTCGCTCTTGTATGGGCCATCGTGGCTCTCATTGGCGGCTTGAGCGCCGTCGCTTTTCTTCAAGGACTCAGGGGGTTGTGATATGCCAGACGACAGCGTTTACATCGATCAGGTTCTGGCGGTTACAGCCTTGTATGCAGGGATCATCGGCGGCGTCATCGGTGCTGCTTTGTTCTCGTTCCTGCGGTTCTTGCTGTCTCGGTGCAAGTCCTTTTCCTGGCGCTGGTCGCGCTGGGCAACCATCCTCTCAGGGCTGGTGCTGTTGGGCCTTGCTCTCTTCGCTGCGTCACCGGCTCATGCCGCGTATGCTCAGTTGGCTCCCCCTCCGGGCTTCACCTCGGTCGGTGGCGTGTCCTCAATACCTGTCAGTGCTGCTGCGAATGGTGCTCGTTATGCTGGTGGCTACGTCACCGCAAACGCATCCCTTAGCCTGGGTGCAAGAACTGTTGTTGTGCCAGTGGGCATGCGCGTTGCTGCCAATGCTGCCACCTTCGCCGTCACTAAGCTCAATCCCTATGTAGCAGCGCTTTCGCTTGTTGCTCCAGCTATCCCCTACGTGGTCGATTGGCTCTTCGGCTCTGATGAGCTGGTTTATGAGCCAATCAGCGGCAAGATTCAGAAGAAAACCGGTGGAACTCCTGCTTTAGAGGGCTTTGGCACCGTCACGGATCTCGGAATAGATTTTCAAAATACGGTCGATGCCTATGGCAGAAACTTTGCCACTCGGGTCGCCAGTTTGCAATCTGTTGAATATTGGTGCGGTCCTCCCTATGTTCGCGTTCAGCGTATTAATAGCTGTGCTGGGGGGCATGGCGGTATTCATGTCGAGTACTGCCGTGGCACTGGGGGCAATATGGGCGTGGGTCAGGGCTACGATTCATGCCCCGCTGGCGGTGTTGTTCCGATGAATCAGCCTCCCACATATTCGAACCCTACGGCTGCTGAGTTGCAGGCGATGGGCAATTTGCCGGTGGACCCTCGCATATTCCCGGCACTTGATCAGCCGATCCCCGTTGATCCGGTTCCCGTGATCAACCCTGCGGCCAACCCGACAGGGGATGTGAAGGTGGGTCCGAACGGCAACCCCGCGCCCCAGTTGCAGCCATCGACGCAGCCGCTCCGCTACCCGGACGGTGACCCGGTGCCCAACCCCAATACGAACCCTCAGACCTACACGCAGCCATGGCTTGAGGTCCATCCATCGCCTACACCGGACTCCCCATGGCGCGTTGATATTCGTCCAACGACGACGATAACCAACAGCCCTACGCCAGTGCCCGATCCGGTGCCTAACCCCAATCCGAACCCAAACCCAAACCCCAATCCGAACCCTGATCCCGACTACAGTTTTTCCGACCCCAGCATGCCCCCCATCCCGGAACTCTACGTGCGCAAATATCCGGATGGGATGGTAGGCATCTGGCAGGCCAAAACCGCAGCGCTCGCGCAAACCAGCCTCGTCACCGTGCTCGGCCAGATGATGCCCACGGGCATGACGGGTGGCACCTGCCCAAGCTGGCAAGTCGCCCTGGACTTCGGCCCTGACTGGGCCAAATTCGGCACCCATGACGTTGCCCCGCCTTGCTGGCTCTGGGACGTCTGCAAAGCCATCATGATCATCAGCGCCCTGCTGCTGGCCCGCGCTCTCATCTTTGGAGGCTGACATGATCGGCGAATTCTTCACGGCCCTTCTGGGCAAGATCGGTTCAGCAGTCGGGTGGATTGGGGACCTGTTCAAGGCGGTGTTCGTTGCGCTGTGGGACTTCATCCGCGACGCCATCTGCTGGCCTTTCGAACAGGCCATGGAAATCGTCGTTGGTGCCGTTTCTGCCCTCGATCTGAGCGGCATCAGCAGCTATACCGGCACCTGGGGCACCCTGCCAGCAGAGATCATCAACATCCTCGGCTTGATCGGCGTTGGTGAGGCCTCGGCCATCATCGTGACGGCCATTGGCATCCGGCTGATCCTGCAGTTGATCCCCTTTACAAGGCTCGGATCATGATCAACGGTCTGGAAGGAATTCCCGGCTCTGGCAAGAGCTATGAGGCCGTGGCCTATCACGTCCTCCCCATGCTGCAGGCCGGGCGCAAGGTCATCACGAATCTTCCCCTTATCGTGGAGATGTTCGCTGCCATCGATCCCGCGTATCTGTCCTTGATCGAACTTCGCCGCAAGCCTGCAAAGGTGCTTGGCACATGGGACCCTGATGGCGTCGATGACAAGGGCAACGGCGAGGCGTTCAAGGTCGAAGCTGGAATGAGCGCGCCAGCTCCGCAAGGTACAAAGGCGTTTGGCACGGTCTGGTGCTATCACACCACCTGGAAGCATCCGGAGACAGGGCAGGGTCCGGTTTTCATCGTTGATGAATGCCATGTGGGGCTTCCCAAGATCGGCACCAGCAAAGAGGTCATTGAGTGGTTCAAGCTCCATCGGCATTTCAACGTCGATGTGCTCCTGATGACGCAAAAATTCAGGGGTATCTGCCCCGATATTGCGGACCTGATGGCTATGCTGATCCGCTGCCGCGAAGCAAGCATCATTGGCGAAAAGGGCTCGTATATCCGCAAGGTCCACGCGGGCTATCGTGGTGAGGCGATCAGCAAAGAAGTGCGCAAGTACAAGCCCGAATATTTCCCCCTCTACAAGAGCCACACGCAGGGCAACAGCGTCGCCGAATCTGCGGCCACGGACGTTGCGCCCTTTATCGTCAAGTTCCGCCGTTTCACCTGGGCTTGGTGGGCCGTGACTGCTATTGCCGCAGCGTGGTATCTCTGGCCTGCAGCAGACAAGCCCAAAAAACCAGCAGCCGCGACCCCTGCGCCTGTCCATGGCTGGATGGGTCCAGGCCTAGCAGGCGCCCCGGCAAGCCCTGCAAACCCGGCAAGCCATGCCACGGCACCAGCACCGGCAAAAAAGGCCCCTGAGCCCGATCCAGACGCCACTCCGGAGCCCTATGCAGGCAAGACTCTGCACCTCACTGGCAGGATCACCATGCGCGGCCAGGATGTGTACACCTTCGCCATCAGCAATTCCGCTCAACTGGTGAGCACGGTGGACAGCCGCGACTTGATCAAGATGGGCTACAAATGGCAACCATTGACCGACTGTGCCGGCACGCTGCGCTGGGAAGGCAAGCCCAAGGCCATCACCTGCGATGCCCCGGCCATGGCCCAGTGGTCAGCAGACAAGCCTATCGTTGTGCAGGCTGGCAAGGGCTCTGCTGGCCCTGCTGGTACCCCCTCGGCCGCACCGTCGCAAACAGTGCCCATGCCTGAGTTTCACCGCCCAGATCCGGGGCAGATTTCACCAGCTGATCTGACCGCAGCGCTGCGCCTTAAAAACCCTGCATACGCTGGCGGCAGGTCTCCGAGTCTGCAATGAAATCCTTCTTTCGCGTCGTCCTGAACACGGTGGTGCGTGCAGTGGTTCGTAAGCTGCTGCGTTTCATCGGTCTGTGATTTTTGACCGCTTGGCGGTCAAGCCTAAACAGGCCCCTATTCACGCTTTTGGCATGGGTGTATGGCCGCTAGATTTCGGCGTTTCGTTCCCGGCATTTATGCCGTAGGTATGCGCTGTACATGCATACAGTTAACTTGGCGCTCTCGTAACAACAGGAGGGGGCTGATGGCTTTTATTGGGTATGCGCGAGTATCAACACAGGATCAAGACACATCACTGCAGCTTGATGCTTTGGTTAAGGCTGGCTGTGACCACATTTTTCAAGAGAAGGCCAGCGGATCGACGCGGCGCGGTCGCCAGGAGCTGGCTCGTTGCTTGTCGTCCCTTTGCAAGGGTGATGTGCTGGTGGTCTACAAGATCGACCGGATCGCTCGTAGTCTTTTCGATCTGCTGGAGATCCTGCGGCAGTTGGACGGTGTTGGTGCGACCATTAAGAGCGTTACAGAGCCGCTCGACACTACGAACCCCATGGGCGTATTTGTTGTGCAGATATTGGGTGCGGTGGCTCAGCTTGAGCGGTCGATGATTCGAGAAAGATCTATTGCGGGACAGATCGCAGCAAGGGAGCGGGGGAGGGTGCCGGGCCGGATTCGAAACCTGTCAAATGAGGATGAATCCGCGTTGGTTGCTGAGTACCAAACCGGTGAAGCGACCTACAAAGGCCTAAGCGTGAAATACGGGGTGTCCGAGTCGGTTGCCAAGCGTGCCGTGTATCGCGCTACCAAGTCTGGTGACTACCTCAAGCGTGCGCGCTGCTAG